ATATCACCATCTATTTGAAATGCATATACACCATCCTGTAAGAATGTAGTTAAATCATTTAAGATACCTAATGTATTTGCATGAATATCAACAAGATCATCAACTCCATAGAAAGGAATTGTTTGTTTGTTTTCTATTCCAATTGACTCATTGTTTTTATTCTTTTGTTTATCAGCAATAATCAATTGACAATTGTATGTAGTAATTGATGTGCCGAATGTAGCAGTAAGTATTTGTATATTTCCAATTGGATATTCAGGATATTCTCTTGTGTCAAAATTTGGTATATCTCCTTGCGTTACATGCCCAATAGAAGGGTGGTTGTCCATAATAACTTTGAAGAAATCAAGAACATTGTAATAAAGAGTATAGTTTGTGCCTGTATTGTTAACTATTGCTGCCATAGATTATAATTGTAATCCACCAAAGTATTGATTTGATTGATCTGGGTAAATTTGTGTTTGATTACCAATAGACTGCAAGTATTGTGGTATATTTTGTGAGTATGCAATTAAATAGTTTTGCAATCTTAATGCATAATAATCAGCATTTGTTTGTGCATTTTGTCTCAGGTAATCTACTTCATTCTTAAATGGTGCAACACCTTGTTCACTTTGTTGCTTTACTGCACCATTAGATTTGAATTGAATAGAACTAAATGGAATATATTCTACACATGAATACCAAATTAAAGTATTCTTAACATAATCATCTAATAAATCCTGATAAAATACCGATAGAGAACCTACAGTCCCTGCGGTTATTTGTGCTTGTAAATAGTCAAACAATATAGTTCCCAAAAGGTTTTTAAGGTATTTATCTTGTGCTACACGCACAAATGGCAATAGAGCATCTGCATCTATCGCACCTTGCAACGGAGTATTTTTAATTATATCGTTTCTTGTTATAAATAATGCGTATGCCATATTGTGATTTATTTATATATTTCGTATTCTTTTTCCAAAAACACACCACTCATATTAGTTGGTAGTGGTTCTTCTATTGTTTGATCCTTATTATCTTCTGTTGTTGCTGGGTTTTCCATTGACTGATTAACATCTTCTTCAACTTGCTCTACTGTTTGTCCTGTTTCTTCCGCAGTTGTTGAAAGAATTACCAATGGTGTTAATTGCTCAAAGTATAATTCAGTTTGAGTATATCCACCCTGTGTCAATGCGTAATCTAATGAGTTAAGTATTAGATTTTGGAATGGAGATATTGTCATTGTTTGCATAATAGAGAATGCCGTTTTCATTTCCTCACTTTGAGAACTGAAACCATTGTTAGCAGTTCTAATACCAAATAGAAGTGGAGATGTTACTCTATTTGCAACCAATATCCTATCTTGTGCGTATTCAGCAACATAAGAATACTTTTCATGCAAATTATCTATCTGAATTGCATCAATGGTAGGTTTTGTTGTAGGATCATCGTTAAATGTCAACATAAATCTACCTGCATTATCCGTTCCTGTAAACTTTGCTTGAATTAAATCTTCAATAGTTTGTCTTTCTTCAGGTGCAGGAACACCATTGTTGAAATTAATCATTACTGCCGGTAAGAAACCATTCGTAATGTTATTGAAATGAAGATTACTTATTTCACCTTCTGACATTGCTATTTGCATTGCTGCTATCCAATCAGGTAATGAATAATAATACAAACCTGGTGAATAATGTTTTATGTAAAGGATTTCCAACTTTTCGTTTGATGTTCCAAAAGCAGGAAGTTTCTTTTTATCTTTTATTTTTCTTTGGTCATTCCAATCTACACAATAGTAATAGTTTTCTATTCTTGGATTACCATAAAGTTTTTCAGCACGAAGTGTTTGTGCCGGAATATGATACATCTTAATTATTTTGGTATGCTCATCATTCCAATAAACTTGGAAAGCTGCATTACCAAATAGTTTCAAATCAAATGCTACTCTCTTTGTTTCCTCTTGCGGTATAATGCGTTGTAGCACCTCATTAAACCCCTCATTTTTTGAGTATAGTCCTTTTCCAAATATAAGGTCTCCAATCCCTTCAACGCAAGCAGAATTCGTTGTAGATACATTGTATGCTGTGATACATGCATCAAAAAAATCATCATGCCCATAAACGCCAAATGGCACCCATGCATAACGAGATTTTGTATCCTCTTGGATAATTGGAAGAGAGTTATTATTTACATTTACAATTGAAAAGTTTTGTTGCTTCTTCATATTAATCTAAAATTACATATTCGTTATCTGAAATATGGGAAATATACCCATCGTTTTTATTTACATATACACTCTTATCAGTTGATTGTGATGCATATACTTGAATAGAACCATGCCATATCGGGTCAATAGTTCCAGAACAATATAATGTTGCTCTATATTCATCAGCTACTATTGAACCACTTATTGTATAATATGCAGAATATAAACTCTCATATGAATTATAAGTTGAGCCAGACAACGATGCACTAGAGTTAACATTTGTATACATGTTTTGTAATTCCAATCTAAATAGTGGATTTATTACAATAGGGTATTCAGGTGATGTTATACTAGCAGTTTGTGCTGTTCTGACGGTAATTTGGTTGCTCTGTGATATGTAATATGCTAACATTAGCTCGTATTTATACTAATAATAACAATACTTTTCTAATTTATGGTAATAAAAAAAGGCACCCATTTCTGGATGCCTTATTTATTTTAATGTATATACTGATTAGTTATACACGATTGTTGGTTGAGTAGTCAAACCTGCGAATGGATCACTTTCATTTGAACCTGAAAGGAATGCCGCTGGTAACTTTTCTTGTCCAGTAAGTGTTACTGAATATCCGTAAAGGTCACCTAATGCTGCGCCTGTTTGAATTGTTCCTGCAGTTACATCTGCACCTTCTTGTTCACCAACTAATAATGCATCACCGTTCATTGTCCAAACGATGATTTGAGGTCTACCATAAGCCATAAGCTTTAATTGTGTAGTCATCTCATTTGTCAACTTTTTCAAGTTAAGAGTTAATTCTTGGTTGAAGAATGTAGTTCCGTTTTCTCTTGAAGAGTTAACAGTTTCAGTATATGCACTTGTTCCTTTCAATTCGTAGTAGTATACAGTTGTGCCTGCTGGCAAATCTGTTACTAATCCGTTTGCGTCTTTAGTGAAAGAAGCTGTAGTGTAATTGATGAAGTAAGCACCTTTAAGGCCACCTACACTCTCTTTACATGGTTCAGCTCTTCCCTGTGTTAAATTACAAGCCATATTCTTTTGTTTTTAATTGGTTAATTAGTATGCACCGAAGTAAACGATATCTTGTCCGATACCGAATTGAGTACCTGCAGTGTATCTCATGATTATTCTGTAGTTCTGTGAACCATCAATGTTAGCCATGTCAATCACTTTAACCTCGTTATGGTCAGAAAGTAATCCAGTTCCGAAGAACAAGTTAGACTTCTGAGCTGCAACAATCTTATTGTCACTCATACCAGGGCAAAGAACAATCTCAACACCGTTAAAGTTAAATGGTTTCTCACCCACGTTCATTTGGCTGTTCCAACCATTAGCACCAATTGCTCCACCTGCAAGTGCTTGCTGGTATGCTTTTGCTACATTAGTAGAAACATAGATAAGTAAATCTTCCTTACCATAAACGGTTGCAGGAACTGTATCCAATACTGAATTCATAATAGATAATACATTCGCTGATGTTACTGAACCAGAAATTGGAGCTGAACCACTCTTAGCTGCTAATACTGCGGTTGCACCACCTGCTGCAATAGATGCAGAGAATGCTGTTTGGAAACCACCGAATGAGCCATTTGATGATGCAGAACCCTGCCAAATTGCAGTTTCAGTTGCTTCAGCTACTTTACCACCTACATAAGAGATTAAGAAATCGTTGAAGTTCTTTGGAATTTCATCAAATGCAGAGAAACCTAATTGTAAAGCTTCCCAGCTATCTACGAATTCTTGCTTACATAATTGTAAGTTTACTTGAAGTTCTTTTGGTTCCAAAATTCTTTCAGAGATTGAAACTGAACCAGAAGTAGAGAAATCACATGATGCATCTTGTACGATACCTGATACATCAAGTTTTTGGATTACTGACTTATACTTCACGTTTGGCATGATAGTTACAAGTTTGTTATCCAATGTTCTAGCACTTAACAACGCCGCTGCGATATATCCGCTAGCTGCCTCACCTGCGTAGGTAGAGTTAGCAATTGTAGGAAGTGCGAAATCTTGTCTTTTTTTCATTTTTCCTTGTTTTGTTTGTAAAAAAATTATTTGTATAGTTTAGATAAGAAGTTATTTTGTGAATTTTTAATCTTCTTACCAATCTTCATTGGGGTTTCAGCAGAGAATTTAGATACTTGTTCAACAGGCGCTCCATCTAATTTAGGGAGATCCTCTTCTTTCATATCTACTTCTTCTACTACTTTTTCATCTACTGGAGGCATTGCTTCCATCTTTTGCATTTTCTTTTCCATCTCCTCTATTCTATAAGCCAATTTCTCAACCATAGCTTTCAATTCAATTTCAATTTCAGGCTTTTCTTCCATTGGTTTGTCAGTGTCTTCAGGAAGTTTTTCAACTTCATCTGTTTGCTCTTCCATCTTCAATGTGCCAGAAGCAACTTGATTTTTTAAGTCTTTTACTTCATCAGCCTTTTCTTTATCACCTGATGCTTGTGGTAATTCTTGAACAGGCTCCATAGCCAATTCAACATTCTCTCTTTCTACGATAACACCATCTTTGGTAATTACCTTAATAAGATTTTCATTTCCACTTTCATCTTTCAATGATAATTCGTGTTCACCATCTGGTGCTGGAGATTTACTTCCATCTTCGGAAACAACTTCTAATGGTTCACCTACATCAAATGTTGGTGACTCTACAATTGTTCCATCTTTTAACTTGGCATAAGTTAATGCTACTTCTTCTTTGCTTAGAGCTAGAAAGTTCATTATCTTATTCAAAACTTGCGTTGAGTTCATAATCTTTGTTTTATAAATTATACAATAATAACAACTCTAATCATAAAAGTTGTAGTTTTTTTATTAAGGGTTATATACAAAATAACTTATGTATTGAGGATCTACTCCTGAATAAGTAAATAAATGATAAGTGTATCCACCTAATTGATAAACAATTCCGCCTGTAGCTACAGGAGTTCCCGTATATCTTATTTGGACTCCACCACCTGAACCATCTACATTACAATTACCACCCCATCCAATTGCACCACCTGGAAGTGCATCAGTTGAACCTGCATCACCTCCAATTGCATATTGTCCACCATCTAACCAAATGTATCCTGGTGTATATCTAGTAGGACAGTTTGTATTAGATGCAGCAACAGATGTTCCTCCGCCTCCACCATTTCTTTGTGCAAAAGAAGTTCCACCTGCACAACCTGGTTGACCAAAACCTCCATATATTGCTACTTGCTCTGCTGCACCACCTGCTGCATTAATAACATTTGATCCGCCTGAACTCCATAGAGATGCACCTCCACCACCGGAACCTCCATTACCACCTTGCACATTTCCTCCATTACCTGTTCCACCTCTACCTCCACCCATACCGGCATATGCAGTGACTCCAATAATAAGAGTACTTCCAACACCTGGTGATGTTGTTCCAAAATAAGTAGTAGCACCACTACCACCTTTACCAACTTGCACTTCCAAAGTTGAATTTGGTTGTATAATTGCAGAGCCTGTT